CTGCTGCTGCGAAAGTTTGTCGAGGTTCTGATACATGGTCGTGATCTTGGTCTGCAAATCCTGGCGCTTCGCTGGATCACGGTTCAGATAGTCGATCATTACGGATTGCATCGCATTGCGCGGCGCGCTCGCGAGCGCGTCGATAACATGCGGCATCGAGGCACTGACGGCACCGGAACGTCCGCGCGTGGACACCGTCGCGATGATGCCGCCAAGCCCATAGCCCCAGAGCATCTTTTGGACAGCACCCTTCTGCGCCTCGTAATCCTTGACCTCTCCCGGCAGAGCAACGCCAAGACCGTAAAGAGCGGCGCTCAGAACACCGGCATTGACAGCAAACGTCGCGACCCGGCTTGGCAGCTTCACGAACTTGCGGGTGAGGATATCAGAAACCATGCTGGTAGCGCCCTGCGCTCCCGCCGTGAACCCTGCGGCCTCGACCGGGTCTTGATTGTGAAGCAACCCCAATGCCGCACCCTCGACGCCAGCCTCGCCTGTGCGCCCCAGACCGCGCTTGAATGCATTGAACCCAGGTGACTGACTTACCGTCTGGAGCAAGTCTGCCTTGCTAGCGAATGGAGCCGCCTCGTAGAGCGTCTTGCCTTTGGCAACATTCTTCGCTGCTCCGTATTCGAACTTACGCAGACCAGTTGTGAGAGGCGCTCGTCCCTCGGCAAGCGTGGCAACATCACCAACGACATCGCCAACTCCCGTCGCAATAGGATATTGCGCCTGACGCGCAGCCTCTGCTGCCTGGATCTGCTCTCCGGCCTGCTGCGGCGTCACATCACCCCGCAACGAACGTAGCCCCGCCCCCATGCCTTCCACGGTCAAGCGCGGTGTAACACCAAAAACCGAAGTGTCGGCACCAGCGCCTCCCGGCAACAAGCCAGCACGACGCAGCGGATAGCTCAGAGCATCGGCGGCGACAGATGGGGCCGCGAGCATATTGTTGGAGAACCGCGTCATGGCAGACTGCGCGATATTGCCAAGGGTAGAGCGATCGGTAGTCAGCGGAAGATCCTGCTGCTCCTGCATCAGCCTACGGTAAATCTCAGTGGCTTGATCAACCGCAACTGATGGCTGAAATGGCGTGCCACCCTTCGGTGCAATCGTGGACGCTGCCAGCGGATCTGCCGCGCGCTCGACCCAGCGCCCAGTCCCGGTAGCCGGTGTTGCGGATTGCTCCACCCAAGGCATCATGGCACCCAATCGTAAGTCTTGCCGTCAACGGTGATCGAGGTAAATCCCTTGAGCAGTCCATTCTTCTCAGCCCGCTTGGCATCGGCCCATCGCATAAAATTAGGCATGCCCTGCGCGTTGAGCGGAACAGTTGGTTTCGGGGCCACTGGAGGCGCTGCCGGAGTTGCTCCTGCCGGTTGACCGAAATTAGGAACATAGGGCGCGATCGCGTTCCCTGCCGCATCGAGCGCGCCGCCAATCGATAAGGGCGTCCTCGCCGGAACACCCGGTTGCTGGTCAATCGTCGTGGACGAAGGCGGCTGCGGAACGGTTTGACCGTTCTGCACGCCTGCTGTGGGAAGGGCGTCATACTTACCGCCGCTCTTGGTATATGCCTCGTCCTGGGCCTGCCATGTGTCTCTGAGCTTCTGCATCTTATCCCACCCAGGCAGCTTGCTCTCCAATCCTTGGGCCTTGAGATCGGCAAACACTCCATCAAGGCTAGTGACAAGCACGCGGCGTTTGGTGGGCCAGGGCATCTTCGTAGCCATTGCCGTCTGGATATTCTGCAAGTTGGCATTGGACCGCATGGATGGGATCTGGCTTTGGATCTGCGTCGTCAGAGACGCCGTCGCCTTCTCGATGGTCAGAGCATCCGTCGCGTCTGACAACTGCTTATCGACATCCATACCGGCGGTCTTCGCCGCCATTAGCCCGCCCACATACATCTCAAGCGGCTTGCCAGACAGAATGCCTCCAGGCTGGACAATGCTGTTGCTCTTGGACAAGCGTTCTGATGCCCCGCCAATGTTCGTAATGTCCTCAAACGCCTTCGTTGTCGTGCCAAGCGTCTCGCCTGTCGCTGCCGTCGTCTCCTGCTGCGTTTTCTCAGTTGCTGCCTGCGTATTGGCAATGTCGAACTGCATCTTTGCCAGGGCTACCTGTGTCGCTGGATCAATCGCTTGCGGAATAAGTCTGGAAGCAGCACTTGGATCAGCCGCCAAGATGGACCCCAAAACGTCTCCCTTCACCCCCGGCACAACATTATCCAGCGCACCAGTCTTGGCTAAGTTTTCCAGCTTGGCCTGCGCCGCCTGTTGCTGCGCGCTCTCCGCGAGCTTGGCGCGAATGAGACGGTTCTTCTCCGCTTCCTGCTGCGCTTGGCTGGCGTATTGCAGCCCTAGTCCGATACTTCGGAAAGGACTTTGCGGCGTCAATGATGGACCCGTCTGCGAGAGCAGACCAACGCCGAAATTGAATAGCGGGTTACTCAATGCATTTCCGAGCAGACCGCCGCCAGTATCGCTTCCAGTTGTCGGATCGTATGCCATTTATCTGAATGCTCCCACCAAGCTCCCAACTATAGGAACACCAGAAGCGGCCGCGCCAAATCCCGTCGCCGGGTTCAGCGAGCCTAACAAGCCAAGCCCAGCCGTACCGGCACCGAGCGCCGTCTGCCACCAAGGGGTTTGGTAGAGAGGCTTGGTGAGCGTGGAGGTGCCGCTGGTATCGGTGGTGCCTGTCTGCGTGCCTGCCATCGTCCCGCTGGTCATCCCGGTGTTAAAACCACTCGTCAAGCCGCTGGTCATCCCGCTCGTGGACTGACCAAGGAACGGTGCGAACTGCCCCGGCAGACCGCCTGCTAGCTGGGCAAGCTGTTGCTGCAACTGAAGAGGCAACATGCTTATTCCCGGCAGGGCCTCTGCCGCACCCAATTGTCGTCCGCGTTCCTGATTGAATAAATTTGCAAACGCATCGACCGAGGATTGATTAAGCGCCGCATTCTCAAGACCGGCACCACCACGTCCTGCCGCACCGAAGGCGCTGTAGATCCCCGGCTGTGCCGCGCGCCGAGCCGCATCGATGAATGCCTGCTGCTGCGGTCCTCCATAGAGATAATCACCACGCGCCGTGGACGTGAGAGCATCCATCGCCTCTGGCGGAAGCTGATACCCGGCAATGCCCTGCTGAAAATCACCCAGCGCATTGCCAGCAGTGCCTACTGCCCCGGTTACGAACGGTTTCAACCAATCAGGCAAGTTCACCGTAGACGTGCCAGCCGTCTGTCCAGACGTAAGGCCAGACGTAAAGCCGGTTGTCGCACCCGTCGTCGTGCCGGTTTGCGTGCCGGTCGTCGTGCCGGTCTCGCCAGTCTTGGTCGTCTCGGTCTGTGTCTTAGGTGTATCGCCGCCCATCATTCAACTCCATGATCATCGCCTTTGGCCTACAGCCGAGGCGTGAGAGAAGACGCGCCGCTCCTGGCCGAGATACGCTCTCGACAGTGTACGCGCCAATCATAGTCCCGTATTCCCTAATCCGAGCTAACAAATCCGGCAGATAGCGATGCAACCCCTTGCCGCTTCCGGCCGCGATCATCAGCACCACCAGCGCCTTCCCGCGTTCTCTGATCTCGGTCTTCAAAAATAGACCGCCGAGGATTTCATCGCCTCGATGCACCACCCACAGGTCCAATCCGCCCGAGGTCACTCCATCAAACAATCCTCGCTCCGTCAGCGTGTCACCGGCACCTTTCCGCAAGCCATGCCGGATCTGCGGCTGCAATTGCGGCCAGATCACCGACAGATCCTTCTCGTGCGCCCGACTAACTGACCACAGCCCTGTCGGTGACACGCCGCCAATTGGTGCCGTCCGAGAAGGCAAGGACTGCTCCTCCGGTTTCGTTTGAGACATGCACTGTTGCTCCGGTCCAAAGGCTCGCAGCGAAGTCGCCGGTCAACTGCGCCACTGTGAAGGACATCATCTTCAATGGTCCTGTCATGCCTTCGCTACCGTCCTTTGGTAATGACGCACTCGCCCTGACGGCAAGCTGGCGACGGTGCTCCCTCTCATCCGCGTGCTCTGTCGGGACAATCGGTCTTAACGTGCGATCAACCATCAGCCCCGCACGCCTCCAGATCTCAAATCATTGCGACCTATCTCCAGCCCGATCGCATGCTGCCAGTCTCCAGTCACAGTCAATTGAAAACGATGATAGCGAGCATTCGCTCGCGTCGTGAACCTCTGCTCCGGTCTTGCCGATAGCGTTACCCCATAGCTCACCGTATCGATGAGAGAGTTCCTCGTGCCGACACGAGCGGTAATAGTGGTTGAAGTTCCTCCCTGGATAAGAGCGCGAAATCCGTTGAGTTGCGTTCTAGCTCCATCGCTCAATGCATATTCCTTCGTCGTCAACAAAGCAGTGAGATTGGTGCCGGAGAACGATCCAGAGGCGAAGTCCTCATCGAACGCAGCAACGAATGGTGCGCCACCAACCCAGCGCGGATCATCGAAAGAAACATCCGTCGCCATGTCGTCAAGGTTATCAGGGTCTCCAGTGGTCGCCGCAGCATCGAGCGATCTTCCGGTGCCGCCGCCACCCCAAATCAATTCCACCTCTGCCTCGACCAGCGCCCAACGATCCTGGGCACGATCATAGATTATTATCCTATTTGGACGGCCATTGACGTTTCCTGCGCCTGGATATGCCCAGTAAACCCGCTTGCTGTTTGGGTCGGCTACCGTGCTCATGCGATGCACTTGCGTCAGGTCGAGATCGGCGCGGATAAATTCGTCCACTCGCCCTATGCCGATCGGCGTTGCCTGAGTGCCGCGATCGAGCGCAAAGAAGCCCTTGCTCGACAGGAAATAGATGATCTCGCCATCTTGCGCTGCCGCACCAGGCGCAATGACGCCGATCCCTGGCAGCACCTGATCGAACTGGAACACGGTCGGTGCGCCAGAGAACGTCATGCGCCATACGTTGTCAGGCTGGAGGATCACGGCGTACTCACCACCAAAGATCCGCTCGACCTTGCTGGTCTTCAGATCCTGATAGTCGGCAAGCGTAGATGGACTAACCGTCCAATCCGTTTCATTGCCGAAGGCGCACCAACGAACGCGCGCGGGCACATCCCCATCGACCCCATCAAACGTATTCCCCAGGACAACGAAGTCACGCACGACGGCGATATGACGTGCCCTAAGTGCCGCCGTTAGGTCAGCGAATGCGGCTCCGCCGAATGTTATCGATTGCGGATTGTTCGTGAAATTTGTCGCCAGGATCTTGTTCTTCCAGGCGACGAACTCCCACACCTCTCCGCTGCCCGTCGCATAAGCAGCACCGGACTTGTCCGTCCACACGGCATCCACGTTCTGGTAGAGCTTGGTCGCATCTCCGGCATATTGATACACGTCACCATTCTTATCACGCGCCTGGATCGCGCCGCGCGGCCGCGCCCCAAGTGCGTTGGTCGCCGCAACGAAACTATGAAATGGCAAATAGCCGCTTGGTCCAGGCAGCACGTTGCGGACATCGATCATGCCCGGTTCCAGATCAGCGCGATCTGGTGCCAACTCTCCGAATGGAAACGACGGCATTACGGCATTGCTCCTGTCACACGAGAGAATAGCGGCGATCCAACGCGCGCCTGCCGGTCAGAGAGCAGCAGACCATCACGGGCCATTCCGTAAAGTTGTTCCCACGTTTGCAAACGCTCGTCCGAGGTTAAGAATGGTGCGGACGCCGACAACGCCCCATAGAGGTAAGCATCGGGTGCCCGCACCAAGAGACCGTTGGACGTGTTCGTATCGTCCAGCGGCAGGAAGCTCGCATAGTAGATGATCTCTGCTGTGTATGTGTCATCGGGCGTTATGTCGAACTCGATCTCCTCATGCGTGGTGAAGAAGGTCGGCTTGCCAGTCGTCTCGTCACGTTCGACGTTCATTTCGTGCAAGTTCAATTCCGTCATAACGGTGACCGGCGTCGTCAGCAATCGCAGCGTCTTCATCTTCACAAACCGCGTGGGCAGCGCAAGAAAGCGTCCGGTGACCGAGGCTTGCGATCGCGCGAGCATCTCCCGCACGAGGATCTCTCGCTTATGACGCGCCTCTGTGAGATCAATGAAATCATCGACCTGAGAAGCGAGATCGTCGCGATCGAGAAAGTCGGCAATTGCCGTCTTCAAATTAGCGTAGCTGTCTAACGCCATCGATCATCTCCCGCATTCGTCCTGCTCTTCCCAATCATCACCATGCTCGCCCTGCTCTGACCACGGGTCACTCTCTTCCGCTTGCACAGTGTAGATGAGTTCCGCTGCTGGAACGATAATAACATCACCACAAACTTGGAAGGCAGCAGGATCGTCTGCCTGGAACGCAACATCACCACCGCATTCTTGGAACGCGCCATCCCCTGTAGTGGTAATGGTCTGCTCTTCTTCTACTGTCCAAACGTCACCCGCTTCGGCCTGCTCGACAAAGGCAACGCCTTCTTCCGGTGCTGTGCCCCAACCACAGACGTGCAGATCGACGGTAACTGTTATTTCGGCGGTCAGGCTTTGAGCAAATGTAACCTGAGCCCGCTGTAGGAATGTCACCCACCCGGCTTGCGGAAGATAGCGCGGCGGTCCACGCCACCGCATCATCCACTTGTCAGGCGTTACGGTGTTGTCAACGAAGGCAACCGGTTGAACCGGATAGATGACATTCGTCTTGGCAGGCGGCTTAGGTGTTGCCCAACCAAACGCTTGCCACCATCCCATTCCCCGAATGGTGTTATCGACCGTCGCCTCACGCGGGACGAACGGCGTGATGCCGAGCGGACCCCATCTTGGTTGTGGCCGCGCTTTTTCTCCTTGGGTAAGCGGCCAGACAAGATTGGTGGTGTTCTCGCGGGTGGCTTCCCTCGGAACGAAGAGATGCTGCCCTTGAGCGGCGACCCTGACGACCGGCCTTGCCTTCTCGCCTTGAGTGAGAGGCCAAACCCTCGTCGTGGTGTTATCGACGGTCGCTTCACGCGGGACGAACGGTTGACCACCAACCGGCGCATTCCGTGGAATGGCGACCGGCCGGTCAAATCCCCGCAACCACATATCCGGTGTCGGGGTGACGACGACCGAAACATATGGATAGCCGAAGACCGACTGACCCTGCTGGGCCACACGCGGGATAGGCCGCGCAATCTCGCCAATGACGAGAGGCCAGACCGTGACAGTCGTATTCTCGACCGTCGCCGTCTTCGGGACAAACGGTGCGCCGCCCTGCGGTGCCGGTCTGAGAACCGGCCTCGCCACTTCACCCTGGGCAAGAGGCCAAACTCTGCCGGTGGTGTTATCGACAGTGACCTCTCGCGGCACGAACAGGTGATGACCCTGCTGTGCCGGAAGCGGTAACGGACGTGCTTTCTCACCTTGCGTGAGAGGCCACACCACGCCCGTGGTGTTGTCGATGGTAGCCTGAGCCGGGACGAACGGCTGACCACCCTGCTGGGCCGGTCGTGGGACCGCTACAGCCCTGCTGAGAGGCTGTAGCCACTTGTCGATAGTCTGGTTGTTATCGGCAACCCCGTAGGGATAGCCGAAGGCCCACATGCCCTGCGGCGCGACCGCCGGAATAGGCCGAGCCTTCTCGCCAAACGTCAGAGGCCAGACCGTGACGGTGGTGTTATCAACCGTCGCTGCGGCTGGAACGAATGGTTGCCCGCCTAGAGGTGCTGGTCGAGTAACAGGGCGGGCCTTCTCACCCTGCGTCAGAGGCCAGACAGTCGTGGTCGTGTTATCGACCGTGGCTTCCCTAGGCACGAACGGGACAAAGCCAAGCGACGGTCTTAGAACAGGTCTGGCTTTCTCTCCCTGTGTGAGAGGCCAGACAGTCGTTGTGGTGTTATCGCTGGTTGCTTCTTTCGGGACGAATGGTTGCCCGCCAGGAAGCGTCAGCTTGTACTTCGGCGGCGCATCCCACTTGATCAGCCAATTGTCAGGAGTGACCGTGTTATCGGCAGCAACCGCAAAGTACGGATAACCCGGCTGCGTATGCCAAACCGGACGCCCGCGCGCGGCAACCGTGCTGAGTGGTTGCCACCACCCGCCAGGAACCGTGTTCTCGACGGTCGCCTCTTCCGGCACGAACGGCTGACCACCCTGCGGCGCAGGCCGCAGGATCGGTCTTGCGAGTTCGCCCTGCGTGAGAGGCCATAGCCTGTTGGTGGTGTTCTCAGAGGTTGGTTCCTCTGGAACGAACAGGTGATGACCCTGAGATGCAGACCTTGGGATCGGTCTGGCGACTTCACCCAGAGTGAGAGGCCACACGACATTCGTCGTGTTCTCGCGAGTTGCCTCTTTCGGGATAAAGAGATGCTGACCCTGCTGCGCCGGTCGCTGGATCGGTCGAGCAACTTCACCCTGAGTGAGAGGCCAGACCCTGCCGGTCGTGTTCCTGGCAGTAGCCTCGTCAGGAACAAACAGGTGGTAGCCTTGTGATGCAGGCCTGAGTACAGGCCGCGCTATCTCTCCTTGTGTTAGAGGCCAAACCGTAACCGTCGTGTTCTCGACGGTCGCTGCTTTCGGAACGAATAAATGATGTCCCTGAGGCGCAGCCCGTTGGATCGGACTGGCTTTAACACCCTGCGTTAATGGCCAAGTTGTATCGGGCGCTGCCGCTGCTGTCGGAGGCGGCGCGTAGGCAAAGATCAGTCCTGCCGTAGCAGCAACTGCGAGCGAGATTTTCGCTCTCGGTAACGGAATGCTTAGAGGCTGACGCCATGCGCCAAACGATACGCATACCTGGAATGTGTTATTTTGAAATGCGCTGGCTTGAAACGCGCAGTCGTCAACGAACCTGAGTAGGAGGGACATTCATTCCCCCCTCGCTTAGAAGGCGGTTAATTCAGCCCATTCGACCGTGACGCCAAAATACCAAGTGCCGGTGGCCTGGACAGCGGCCCTGATCACCAAGCCTTCGTTTTGCGCCAGGACGACTGGGTATTCGTCTCCGGTGTCCCGCTTCCACAACGGCGTCATTGCCGGGACGATGGGACCGACGGCAGTGGCCACGCCTTGCGCCAATGTTGCCAGCGGCGAGCCATCGAGCGTCTTAGTTCCCGTACCAAGCGCGACCGTATTAGCAACACGGATTTCGCCCAATAGAGTGGTGCCGAAACTCGTGCGCTTCTTTCCGTTCCTGCCGGTGATTGTTGCCGTGCCTCCAAGCGTGCCAGCGACGGTCCACGACGTGGCGAAAAACAGATCGAACTTGCAACGACCGGCAGCAAACGCCGTGACGGAACCGGCTGACAAATAGACGCCTCGGACAATGGCGAGGTTGGTGGCATGCGTCCACCGGAATTGATATATCTCACTGTCGGCGGCTAGACCGGCAGTCATCACCGTCCCGCCATTGTCGATGCCAATGCTGTACGCACCCAAGCTGCCGACATCCTGCGGCCTCTGCGTGACACGGAGCGCCCTGGTGTTTGTTTCGACCTCGGCCCCGGTGCCGGTTGTCGCGCCCGAAATGTTTACGGCCATTCCTCACTCCTAGCCCATAAATTCGTTGGCAGGAAATTCAAACCACTCGATCTGTATGCCGAAGAAGGGCGTGCCGGTCGCAGGATATGTCGTCCGAAGCACCAGCCCTTCATTAAATCCAAGCACGAATGGATACTCGTCGCCCGTGTCTCTTGTCCATTCAGGGATCATCGCCTGCGAGGCGAAGATCGGACCAATGACAGTCGGAGCTGCCGCCGAGATCGTAGCTATCGGCTGGGCGTCCAGGGTCTTGGTGCCAGCACCCAGCACCGCCGTTGTGGCGATGCGCGCCTCTCCCAATACCGTCGTCGCAAACGACGTTCGTTTACGCAGATTGCGGCTGGTGATCGTGGCCGTCGTTCCTCCGGTTCCTGCCGCCGTCCAGGCGGTCGCGATAAACAGATCCAACTTGAACTTCCCGGCAACGAATGCGATCTGAGTTCCGAAACCAACCCGGAACGATCTCACCACGGCGACAGACAGCGGATCAACCCAGCGAAACTGATAGATCTCCTGGTCGGTCTGGGCACCCGCCGTGATGACGGTGGTGCCATTGTCCATTCCAAGAGCGTAGCTGCCACGTTCCTCATTGAGCGCGACCACATCGTAGGGGCGCTGCGCTATCCTGGCTGCGCGCGTGTTGGTTTCGACCTCCAATCCGGTATTGACCGAGTAACCCCCAACGATGATCGCCATGTCAGTTCCATACCCACGCGACCGTGTATTGACCGTAGTACTGTCGGCCTCGTTCTATCTGATCGCTGTCGCTGTAATTCTCACCAGCACGGTTCCTGCGCCTGTCCCAAGTCTCTGGGTTTGGCGCGGCAGTCGCATAGATAGTGAACCCAACACCGGCTGAGACATTCCCAGCGGTCACAACAGGCGGATCAATCCAATGCTCATCTGCCGAGTGATCAGAGGTAGCCACTGGATAAATCCAGGCCTCGACCAAGGAACCAGCCAAGATACCAGTCTGCGCGACCGCTACAGACGTATCGGCAGTCCCAGGGTATGCACCAAAATCAATGGTCGCAGTGCTCTGCCCAGCCATCTCGATCTCCACCTAATCCGTCTCATAGCTCAATGTAAAATACATGAAATCACCAGATATCGCAGGGTATGTACCGTCATAATAGCGCAGCAACACTAAGGTTGACAAAGAAAATGACTGCAAGACAGCTTGCAACTGTTTGCCAGTGCTATTGTTTTGCCCAGTTCCAACCCACGTCCCAGAAGAAGCGCCAAGTGGAACTGGAATTGTAACTTGTAAAAATGTTGCCCCTGTTCCATTTGTCGCTATCGTAAACTGACAATCCATATCTACGCGCTGCCCTGTTTTTTTCCACCGCCCTATTGCTCCAGTCACTGATGTTATCGTTCCACTAAATGACGTGACTGTTGGCGTATAGGTTTGCCAACTTGCTATTGCATCATAAGCTGCATCTTGAATTTGAACAACGGCATTCCCAGGAAGATAGGTTAGAGTTGTCGTCCCTGTAATAAGATTACTTGCTCCTGTTATAGTAGCCCTAACCCCGGTAACTGTTCCGCCATTTACAAACGTATTGCCATCAAAATATATCACAGAACAGCCAGCCGCTTGTATAAACGCAACAAAAGCAGGGGCGTTAGAAAATGTAATTGTAATTCCATGCAGGAATGCTACGCCTCCACCATTCAAATTGATATGGATTAACGCTCCACCACTAACTGCATACCCCCCACCGTACTGGGTAATCTGTCCACCAGTATGAAAGTACACATGACTACCACCTGCACATGCGCCAAAATCCACCAAACCAAGAGACAAATTACAGCCATCGTAGATTTCAACAGCATTCCCAGAAGTAGTTGTCTGCATCTTAACGCCGCTTAATTGTACTTTACAATTTCCTCCCGCACTATCGCCAAACTGAAAGCAACTCGCACTTGTGGTACTAATAAGTACATTGGATGGTGTCGCCTCGTCTCCAACAATGTGAACAAATAGATTGTCTTGCAATCCTGGGACCACGCCAACTGCGCTTAATCCTGTGGTGTAAGTGCCTGCGCCGATCTGAATGGTCACTCCCTGTCCCATTAGGTCGAGAACTAAGATTGTATCCCAAGCCTTTTGAATTGTTAGAAATGCCCCTCCAGCATTGTTTACCAGCCCAGTATTGCTGTCATTGCCGTCGGTTCTGACATAGTAAGTTCGCCCTGCCGTCAGTGCCTCGCGTATTAAAGCATCCGTACCTGAGGGCGCTCCCGCATCGTTGGTATATTCCAACTTTTCGTTCCAATTAGACGGCCGGACCAAGGTGGCGTCTGATGCATCGCTCTTCGAACTGACGAAGGAATGACGGATATTAGGCATTCTAAAAAGCTCCTCACTCAGCCGCTATCTGCTTCTGAAGCATGTGATCGTACAATGACCCCGCGTAGACCTTCGCGCCGACATGCCCCAGCACGATATGCGGATCGCACCAGATCTCAAACCCAGCATCCCGCACGTCACTAAAGAACGACGTGTCCTCCGATCGAACATAGCCGTTAGCATCCTCGCCTTTGTGGAATAGCTGCGGCAACGACTTGTCCTTGATATCCCCGACATCGAACTTGATGCGCGGGGCCTTCTCAGCCAAACACTCGATGACCTTGCGATCGATCACGGTAAACCCAAGCCCACCCGAATGCCAGGGGATGCATCCATACTCGTTCATGGTGACACGTCCTGGCGTGCCGACGAGAAACTCAAGCGGCTCGCTCTTTCTAGGATAGGCCCCGCAGACCACATCGACTTTGGTCGATAGCGATATCAACCGCATGAAGGCGTCTGGCTCCCATTCCATGTCGCTGTCGATGCAAAACAACTTGGTGGCATTGCTCTCGGCAAGAAAACGATGGACGCAGATACAACGCGCAAACTCCACGTCGGATATTCCAGGCTCCAACAACACACGCAGAGGAATACCGTAGTCACCCGCAGCGGTGTAGGTTTTCAGCAGTGAAAGAGCCGTCTGCGGAGACAGAGAGTGATACACCGGCATGGCGATCAGGACCGACACGCCAGACAGATCTATCGATAAGACCTTCTTACCTCTAATCGCTTCAGCTTCTTTTCGAAGGGATCGCATAATCCTGTCTTTACGCAGTTGGGACAAATGAGGGCGTCACAGATGCTGCAACGCCCTCCTAGTTCCTCAAGCGGTGCGCGAGGCCTTACATGCACAATCGTATTGCAATGACCGCATGTAAACGTGTCTGCCTCTTTTGGATGACCACCTTTGAAGTCCGGGTCAAACAAAGTGGCATAGCCTGACACACCACGCATCGCTTACTCTCTGAAATAGATCGCGGCCTGCGCCGTAGAAGCGTAGGTCGGAGACTTCGCCCGCACGATCAATCCGTTCGAAGCAGTGGCAATCACCACCAGTTCGCCAGGACCGCCAGGGTTGACCACCCAGCGATAGCTCGCGCGTTGGTTGGCAGCAAGGGCCCACCTCTGCGAGTTGGCAGTGGTGGTGCCTTCTGCCGTGGCATTGGAAAAGTTGTCATGCGATGTCGCGGCATCAGCCGGGTCCAGCGGCTGCACGTTCATCGTGACTGCCGTTCCAGTCGTCGTGCATGCCTGGATATCCCAGGCAATGGCACAGTCCGTTGCGTTCGGCGTGCCGTCCGCGCCCACCTCAAACTCGTAGATGAATGCGCGGGACAGCGTCACACCGGACGCTGCCGCTTTCGACCAGACGCCAGCCATCGTCTTGGACGTTGCCGCCAAGTTCTGCTGCGACGGCGTGGTAATGTTGGTATTCGACGTAAAGTAGAGAGCCATAGCTCATTCTCCTTCCTCTCCCCGTCACGATGAGTGTGAATGCTTCCGCGTGAGACAGGGAGCCACGCCGGAGCTAAACCTCAAGACACGGTGACATTTATCGCAAATACGATCGCGTCACCTATCGCCAAATCGATAGCCGTAAAATCTCCATAGATATCCATGTTGCCAGCACTAGCTGCATCAAATGCGCCAACTTCGGTGATCGTCGCAACTGCCGTAGCAGTGATTGTGCCCGTCACGCGAAACGTGTCATCCGCGACATTCACGGTCTCCACAGATGTCGTCCCAGGCGTGCGTGAGCCTACTTCCGCCGCAAGATTGGTGGCGTCTGCTGCCTGACCAGATCCAGTCCCAAATTGCAGATAGAGCGGGCGAGACGCATAGGCATTCCATGCCGCCATGATGTTCGCTAGACCGGCATTGGTTACGAGCGCGACCACGGTGCTGTCTTCTCCACGATCACACCAAGATCCTGGCGCTTGCCGTCCTTACGAATGACGACTGCCGTTATCGTGACCTTCGCCACCATCACGACTTGCGTCATTTCCAATACCTCGCTTGCAGCTTGGCAAAGTCACGCCCCTCGGTGAGCGTGCGCCAGATGCCCTTGGCCCGGTCTGTCTTGCCTTGCATCACTTCGCGGAAACAGTCCCGAAACTGAATGCCCCATAATTTTGAGGCAATGCGACAAGCCTCTTCCAACTGGGTTCCGGTCACATGCGCTTTGAAGCGAAGAGCACTCTGGCGATTGACGTTCTGGCTGAGTGCCTTCGCATCCTCCATCACTGGCGCAACGTCCTGCACAGTCTCGACGGTGATCTTCTTGCGGCCATCCTCGCCAATATGGACCCACGTCTTCTCCAGACGACCGCCAATCCATTCCTGCGAGAGCAACGTAGCCATCAGTCAGCCGAGCTAAGTCCCAGCGTTACGACATGAGCACTCGCGTTGGGCGTCAGCGTGGTTCCGTTAACAAGATACGCAAACAGACTTGAACTTCTCAAGCGTACCAACTTCCAGATGTTGTTGCTCTCGATGTAGTTCGAAGCGCCGAAGGTCACGACCTGTGGAATGTCGATGTAACCCAGGTATGACGCACGATCGCCAGCCGCCAAAGTAAACGCGCCATCGTCAGCTATCGCGCCGGGAGGCGTCACATCAAACAGATGCAATCGCCATGTCGATGTCTCAATGGACGCGTTGTCGATCCGCAGCGAGCAACTCCAAATAGCCGCTGCCTGCCCGACAAACCCAGCACTCTTGAACTCTTGCGCCCCGCCGTTAACGTCACCGACAACGTGCGAGGTTGCCGCTGGCGTGAACGAGGCTTGAGTGATTGCCGCCATTAGACTGGCTCCAGTTCCGCCGTGATGGTAAGTGGCTGCGTGGTTGTCGATCCGCCATCGGTATCGAACCGAATAAAATCGGTCGAGCGAAAGACATTGAGCGCAGTCGGAATAGCCTGATCGACATCGCCAGCCGCCGAGCCAGACTGCGAAACTGTCCAACCACCATTGGTAACGGTCACAGCGTTGATCTTGGTGGTCAGAACACTATCAGCGACTGTAATTGCTCCGGCGAGGCTACTCGTAATCCGCTTGATGCGCCCATCGAACCCAGGCGCGATAAACACGGAACTTGGAGCCGATACATCCGTCATCTGCACTGTGACGAATATATTGCCAGCAGCAGGAATGTATGGATAAGCCATCTTCGTCTCTCCTATGAGGATTGGGCGGCACTTTCATGCCGCCCGTTCCTGTCTCAACAGATTACGATGTGGTCAGATCGAACACGCCGCCAGAGGCAGCTTCATTTCGAGCCTCAAGCGTGTACTCGACGGCGATCACTCGCGCGTCGGCGTGACCCGTCTTGGCCAGATCGAAGCTATGGAAGTCCTGCAACGTGGCAAAGGCCCACATATCGGTTTGCAGAACAAGGGCGCTTCTCGTTCTCATAAATCGGTCGGGAATGATCTTGAGAGAACCAAAATCACTCTCGTAAACTGAGAACGTGGCGTGCAGAGTTTCATCTTCCGCTTTCTGCACGATCGTCTTCCCAATCGAGAACGATGACGCAACTTGCCGGTTGAATGGACCGACAAGTAGCGTGTCAGGCATGCCGCCAGCATCGAACGTGAGCTTCAACGCATTCTTCAGCAGATCCTCGGTGAAGAGGCGTTGCGTCCCATCGTTCCTCGCGTCAGTCCCGTCAACAGGCGACGGCGATGATCCGCCAGAACCGAAGTCGTCGTTGGTGGCGATCCAAGCCTCGATGCCAGCTAGCTCCGGCGCTACCGAGTCCGAGCCAGTCACCTTCGGCTTGTTGGATAGAAGAGTGCTCTCCACGTCACGGCGTAGCTCGCGAGCGCGCTTCATTTCCATCTGGTAGATGAGTTCGTCGGCACGTCCCGCAGTGTCCACGGCACGCATTCTCGATGTCACGCGAGCATGCTTGTGTGACAACTGCGTGATGTTGCCGAGCCGCGTCGTCGGCGTGGACGATGCCACGGTGACATCATCACCTTCGATCACCGCATTGGTCGTAACGGCAGCGGCTAAACTGTCCGTCTGCCATTCATGGTTCATTTGAGTCGCCTTAACGTGCGGGATCATATTCACGAAAGGCGTCTCGACCGGAGAGATGTTGTAGATCACATCGCTCAGATCTTCTCTAATTCCCACCGCATCGTTGGTGGCAAAGGTTCCTGCTGGTTGTGTCATCTGGACACTCCGCGTTTAGCCATCCGATAGGCCAGGGCGTCGTCCAGCGATCCTGATTTCTCCAGTTTCGCTTTCAGACCTTGCAGCTTCTCGGCGGCGAGTTGCTCTCTCGGCTTGGGTGCGCCCGGTTTCATAATCTTCGGCACGGAAGCCACTCGTTTTCTCGCGGTATCCACCTGTCCTCGGCTTTCGTCGTAAAGCATTGCCTTGCGAAGGATGAGCACTTGTCGATGGTCGAGCAAATTGGCTAGCTCCGGCTGCGTGAACCCGACGCGGAAGGCGTAGTCTGTCAACTTGACCTTCTCGTCGTCGGCACGCTTGGGATCTTGCCATTCAGGAAGTTTCTCCAAGAGCAGCGCATTCTGCTGCGTCCTGAACTCGTCCCTGATCCTGCCTGCTTCAGCCGCTTGCGTTTGCATGGCGGTCTTGTAGCCCTCGACCGTCTCGTACTTCATCCTTTCGATATTCGCACGCCGCTGGTTGAACTCCTGAATGCGAGCCGCCCATTCGGCGGGGTCTTCATCCCGAAGTTTTGGATCGATCGCCTTCACGTCCCGCTCTAAGGTCGCTTCGACGGATTTCACCAAATCAGCAGCAACGCGATATTCGCTTTCCAAGGCGTTTCGCTTCTCAGCCAACTCCTGGGTCGTGGAGTGTTTGGCATCGCGAGCCTCTTTCAGGTATTGGTCTGCCATCTCCTGCTTCTGATAAGAAGCAATGAGATCGCCCAGTGGAACCTCGGCTTGTCGTCCGTCCACTTTGACCGCCACCTTGAGGGTGTTGATCCATTCAGGATCTGCCTCAAGGTGTTGCGCCAGTTCCGACACGGTTTCGATTGGTCGTTCGCCCGTGTCCTCTGCCGGTGCAGGCTTTTCCTCTTCCGGCTTGGGAGTTTCTCCCTCGCCTTCAGACGGCGGCTCTTCAACAGGAGCTTTCGGCGCTTCCTTGTCGGGTTGCGCTGCTGTCTCCTTCTCTTGCGGCTTGGCCTCTTCGACCTTGCCCTTGTAATCAGAACCAAATAATTCGGCAGCTATCTCGGCGCGGGATCTCCGCGTCGGCGTAGCTGGTGCTGGCGCTGGGGCCGGTGACGGGGTCTGCGTCTCAACCGGCTGGGTTTCTTCTGCCACGTTTCGTCTCCTCGATCTCCAGCAACTGCTTGCTGGCAATCTGGCCTGTGTAGATGTAGCTC